TTATCTTAATGGGGAAATACGCAAGAGGAAAAAAATCCTACGCGATAAGCGACATAAGTGGTCTTCGGGTTAAGTATACCAAACTGAAGACGACTTGGGATGGCTTGCGTGTTTCACCTGAAGATTATGAGCCAAAACATCCACAACTTACTCCTGCTAAAAATGTTGTGGACGCAACTGCCTTATTTAATGGTAGGCCAGACAATGATCCAGAAAATGTTGTTGTCTATATTGGATTTACACAAGATTGGACAATAGACCCAAGGTCAAGACCACCTGTTGGTGTTCCGTCTATAGGTGAAGCTGGTTATGCTGATATACATAATGATCGTATCTTTAGCATATCTGGTGTATCTGGAGCGGCTAATGTAGGAACGGCAATTGCATCTGACAATGAAGATGTTCCTGTTAGTGGTACGGCTAGTACAGGAGCCATAGGTTCTGAAAATTTTGAATTAGAAGTAACAGATGAAAGTGTATCAGGTACGGGTGCAGTAGGAACTGAAGTTCCTGAATTAGAAATAAACGAAACTGGAGTTGGTGGTACAGGTGCAACAGGTACACCTGAATTATTTATTACAGTAGACGCTACAGTATCTGGAACATCTGGTACAGGTTCAGTGGGAACTGAAGTTCCTGAATTAGAACTAGCTGAGACAGGTGTTAGTGGTACAGGCGCAGTTGGCAATGAAACCTTTGAAACAGAGATAGATGAAGCTGGGGTTGGTGGTACAGGCGCAATCGGCAGTGAAGTTCCTGAATTAGAGTTAAGTCAATCAGGTGTATCTGGTGATGGTGAATCAGAAGGCTTTGGGGTTTCTGGCAATGGCAACATTCAATTGCTTGTTACAGGTATTTCAGGTATAGGTTCAACAGGTGCTGTTGGTGAAGAAGTATCTGCTTCTGAAGCTATTGAGACAGGAGTTGGCGGAACAGGTGCATTAGGTTCAGCTAATGTTGAAGTTAGTCTAGCTTGGGGTGAAGGCACTTGGGGAAGTGGTACATGGGGTAACTAAATGAATTACACAACATTAGTCGCAAATATTCAAAACTTTTTAGAAGACGACTCAACAGAATTACAGGCATCAATTGATGAAATTATTAATCAAGCTGAAGATATGATCTTTCAGAGATTGCCAAACTTACCTTGCTTTAGGCAGACTACGAGTGCTAATTTAGTTGCAGGTACAAATGACTATGTAGTGGCATCTGCGCGGATGATTAGGCAAGTATCGGTAATTAGCTCAAATATCTTATCTTATTTAGATCATAGAGTTGATTCTTACTTACGAGACTATTGGCCTAATTTAACTACGCAAGGAACACCAAAGTTTTATAGCACAAAATCAGCAAATACATCTGGTACTACAATAACAATAGCACCAACACCAAATGCGGCTGATACTTATCAAGTGGACTTCATTGCGCCAGAAACTGGGCTAAGTTCAACTAATTCTAACTCATGGGTTGGCGACAACGCAGAAAATGTGTTATTATCGGCGTGTCTATATGAAGCATCTGCATTTCTAAAAGCTGGAGAGACATTGGCGCTTTATAAAACACAATTTGACGAAGCGGTACAATTATTTGTACAAGAGATGCAACGCGATTATGCGGCAGAATATAACGGAGGTTTATAATGGCTATTACACAAGCAATGTGTACCCAATTTAAAAAAGATGTAATGCTTGGGTTACATGACTTAGACAGTGATACAATAAAGATCGCTCTCTACACAAGTAGTGCAACTTTAAATGCTACTACTGATACCTACACAACATCTAACGAAGTTGCTAATGGTAACGGATACACTACTGGTGGAGTAACACTGGCAAACGCATCTGTAATTGAAAACGGAACAAGCGGATGTTTTGATTCTGATAATCCTGAGTGGACATCAGCAAGTTTTACAGCGCGTGGTGCTTTAATATATAATGATACAGATGGAGATAGAGCTATCGCTGTATTAGACTTTGGCGGTGACTTCACAGTTTCTTCAGGTACATTCAGAGTTGTTTTCCCAGCTCAGACTGCTTCAAATGCAATTATAAGGATAGACTAATATGACCTCAACCTATGTAAATGACCTTCGCCTCAATGAGATGGCAACTGGCGATCAGTCAGGCTCATGGGGTACAGTAACAAATACTAACCTTGAATTAATTGCAGAGGCTTTTTCTTATGGCACTGAAGCTATAACAACAAATGCTGACACGCACACAACAACAATAGCAGATGGTGGGACTGATCCAGGTCGATCAATGTTCTTAAAGTACACAGGTACTTTGGACTCGACTTGTACAATTACAATAGGCCCAAACACTGTTAGTAAAATGTGGTTTATTGAAAATGCCACAAGTGGATCTCAAGATATTATTATTAAGCAAGGATCTGGTGCAACAGTTACGATTGCTAATGGTAGAACTAAAGTAATATATTCTGATGGCGTAGGCTCTGCCGCTAAAATGGTAGATGCTTTTGCGGCATTAGATATTGGTTCTTTGGCAGTAGACGGAGGCACAATCAAGCTAGACGGGAACTATCCTGTTGGTACAGAGAATGTGGCTTTGGGTGATACTGCGCTAGATAGCGTACAATCGGGTGGTAATTACAACGTAGCTATAGGCGATAAGTCTTTAACCGATAATACTACAGGCGATCAAAATACTGCTGTTGGGAGGGTGTCTTTAACCAATAATACTACAGGCGGAAACAATGTTGCCATAGGTGGGGATGCCTTATTTACCAATACCACAGGCGGAAACAATGTTGCCGTTGGTAAGGATTCTCTAGCTTTAAACACCACCGCTAGCGACAACACGGCGGTTGGGTATCAAGCAGGGTATAGTAATACTACAGGAGCTTCAAACGTAGCACTTGGAGCTTTTGCTTTAGATGCTAATACAACAGCAAGTAATAACACAGCAGTAGGCACAAGTTCTTTAGGTTCAAATACTACAGGTTCTGAAAATACTGCTATTGGAAGGGTGGCATTAGTTGCAAATACGACTGGTGCTGACAATGTTGCTTTGGGTTATCGTGGATTAACCGCAAATACTACTGGCTCTAATAATGTTGCTATTGGTAAAGACGCTTTAGATTCAAACACTACAGCGTCAAATAATGTAGCTGTAGGTGGTGATGCTTTACAAGCAAACGTTTTAGGTGCTGAAAGTGTAGCGATTGGTACATTTGCTTTAAACGCACAAAATCCTGCATCAGCTACCAATATGTACAACGTAGCTGTAGGTCATAACTCTGGAGCATCTGTAACCACAGGCATTCGTAACACCCTTATTGGTAGTAGAACAGGCGATGCACTTACTGATGCAGACTATAACGTAGCACTTGGATATAACGCACTAGCTGCAGACACATTGGGGTCTACATCTACAGCGATTGGTTACGCTGCACTAGAAACTCAAAACTTTACATCTGCTGAAAATAGTTTGAACACAGCAGTAGGTTACCTTGCAGGTACAGCAGTAACTACAGGTAGGCAAAATGTGATTGTAGGCGCACAAACTGGTGATGCCTTGACAACAGGAGAACTTAATGTTGCGGTAGGTCAAAATGCTTTAAGTGCAGACACAAGAGGAAATAGGTCAGTTGCTATTGGTAATAGTGCATTAAGAAACCAAAACTTTACAAATGCTACAGATAATTACAACGTAGCAGTGGGCTATTCCGCAGGTCTATCAGTAACCACAGGCATAAACAACACTCTCATCGGTGGCCTTGCTGGTGATGCTTTAACTACTGGATCAAGTAACACAGCAGTTGGTAAAGATGCGTTAGGGTCAGGCGTAGCATCTTTTTACAACACAGCGATAGGTCAGAATGCGTTAGCAAGCGATACAACTGGTAGGCATAGTGTAGCGGTAGGTCGAAATGCTTTGCAAGCTCAAAACAGAACAGATTCGGCTAATATGTATAACACGGCGTTTGGTACTTCATCTGGACACCATGTAACCACAGGTTATTTTAATACATTTATAGGCGGTACTGCTGGTTATTCTAACACCACCGCAAGCAACAACACAGCGGTTGGGTATCAGTCGCTTTATGCTAATACTACAGGGGCAAACAATACCTCAATCGGCTATCAGTCGCTTCTTGATAACACAACAGGTTTCTCATTAACTTCAGTTGGTTGGGGTTCTTTGGCTAATAATACTACAGGTTACGAAAATGTGGCTGTTGGAGTATCTGCATTAAGAGATAACACCACAGGACTTAATAATATAGCAGTTGGAGGTTCTGCACTTTTATCCAACACCACCGCAAGCAACAACACAGCGGTTGGGTATCAAGCTGTTATGGCAAATACTACTGGCGCATCTCTAACTGGAGTTGGCACATACGCCCTTAATGCAAATACCACAGGTGCATCAAACACAGCAGTTGGTATTGAAGCAATGGTTTCTAATACGACTGGTTCTAATAACTCAGGACTTGGTCAAAACGCTCTAAACAACAACACCACTGGCTCATCTAATGTAGCTATCGGAAAGCAGGCTTTACGCCTCAACACCACCGCATCCAACAACACTGCCGTTGGGTATCAGGCGGGGTACAGTAATACTACCGCATCCCAAAACACAGCTGTGGGTTATCAGTCACTTTATGCTAATACTACAGGCGCAGAAAACACTGCATATGGTTATCGTGCATTACACAACAACACCACCGCAAGTAATAATACCGCCTTTGGTTATGCGTCTTTAGTAAATAGCACTACGGGGTCGGAAAACACTGCGATTGGTGGTCTTGCATTGGCTGATGCAACAACTGCTTCAAATAATGCCGCCTTTGGGTTTAATGCACTAGGTGACACCACAACTGGCGAACGGAATGTTGCTCTTGGTAAAGATGCGTTACGCCTCAACACCACCGCATCCAACAACACTGCGGTTGGGTATCAAGCTGGGTATAATAATACTACAGGTTACTCTCAAACAGCAGTAGGTTATCTTGCGTTACAATCTGCGGTTGTTTCAAATCGCAACACAGCCGTTGGTACTCAAGCTGGACGCCATGCAACGGGGTACTACAATGTTTTCCTTGGTGCAGAAGCAGGGTTAGGCGTTTCTGGAAGTACAACTGGCAACTCTAATATTGCTATCGGCGCTCAAGCACTCGACGCCATTACAAGCGGTTCTAGTAATGTTGCTATAGGCTCTTGGACAGGAGGCTCTAATGCGGCGTTAAGTCAAAATACAACGGGTGCTAGTAATGTAGCAATCGGCTCAGAAGCATTAGGTGACAACACTACTGGTTCAAATAATACAGCATTAGGTCGTGGCTCTTTGCTTTCCAACACCACCGCCTCTGACAACACGGCCGTGGGGTATCAAGCTGGGTATAGTAATACTACTGGTTTGAGTAATACATTAATGGGTCGTAGAGCTGGGTATTCTTTAACCACTCCAAATCAAAACACGTTTATTGGCATCAACGCTGGGGATCAAATAACAACAGGCGCTAATAACACCATTATTGGTGCATACAACGGCAACCAAGGCGGCCTAGACATCCGCACCTCAAGCAACTACATCGTGCTGTCTGATGGGGACGGTAATCCTAGATTTTATTTTTCCGGGGCAAACTCTTATCATCCGGGAGTACAATATTTAAGTGGAAATGGTGCTTATTTTATAAGTACAGCAGATAATGGATATAGGTTTAATAATAGTACAAACACCTACAACAATGTGATTTTTGCTGATAACGGAAACGTAGTGATTCGTGGTGCGCTTTCAAAAGGTTCTGGTTCTTTTAGAATATCTCACCCTGTAGAGGCAAAAAGTGAAACACATGATTTAGTTCACTCTTTCTTAGAAGCACCACAAGCAGATAACTTATATCGTGGTAAAGTTGATTTAGTTGCGGGAAGTGCGACAGTAAATATCGATACCGTTGCGGGAATGACAGAAGGAACCTTTGCAGCTTTAAATAGAGAAGTGCAGTGCTTTACCTCAAACGAAACTGGTTGGACTGCCGTAAAAGGTTCTGTTTCTGGAAACATACTAACAATCAACGCTCAAGAAAGTGATTGCACAGACACAATATCTTGGATGGTTGTTGGCGAAAGAAAAGACCAACATATGTATGATACAGACTGGACTGATGAAAACGGCAAAGTAATTGTTGAGCCTACGAAAAGACCAAATAAAATTTAACAAACTAGAATAGGATAAACCAATGGATGACTTAACAGCAGAACAAATCGCACAGAACTACTCAGCAATGGGTGACTCAGTTGCACTTATCAATGACGTGATAGCAGGTAATGCTATGGCAGATGATGATGCAGCAGATCGACAAGACTGTGTGGATCGTAATACTCAGCACCTAGAACTTATGGTTGCTAAAGATTACTGGACAGATGAAAGTATGACAGCGGTAAACGCCGCTATCACAGCAGGGAACGGATACACCGCTTCCTAAATTAACCTAACCAAAGGAGACTAAAATGGGAAAAAATGAAAAGACCCCAATTACAGTCAACGACATAGAATACAATGTTGAAGACATGACAGATGAGCAGAAAGCTCTGCTTAACCACGTTAATGATTTAGGGCGTAAAATGGACAATGCTCGATTTAACCTAGATCAACTTGCCGTGGGTCGTGACGCTTTTGTTGCACGTTTGGCTAACTCTCTGGAAAACCCAGAAGAAGCTGAAGCTGAAGAAGCGGAAGTTGTGAACTAATGCAAATGGACGCGCTTTGGAACTTCGCTTTAACCGCAGGATTTGGTTTTTTAATATGGTGGATTAAATCTCACCATGAAGAACTGAAGCGCGTCACCATTTTGCTTAACAGAACTAGAGAAGAGTTGGCTAAAGAATACGTCACTAAGGCTGACTCATCTCAAGTATTAGGTCAAATAATGAGT